TAAATTTTGTTGGGCTATAAATAATAATCCTTCAGTTGTTGTAAAATACGTTCCTAATCTCTTTAAATCTCTTGCAGTTGAAGGTATAACTTTAGCACCCCCACGAATAAACATATCGTTACCGGTACTAGATAGATCTTCAGTAGAACGTTCAGCAATTATCTTGTCTAAAGGTTCACTTTTAGAAAAGGCACCAGCACCATAACCATCTTTGATAAATGGTTCTTTGCTGAAGCCTCCTCCAGGTCTATCTCCAGTTCTACCTTTTCCGAACTTGAGAGAAGTTAGGTCAGTTTTTAAATCAACTAATGGCATTTATTATCCTGGTAAGTTATCTGTGTATTTAGAAGGAGTTAAACCATTTAAATCTAAACCAGAAGGTGAAGGTTTACCTACAACATTAGGATTACCATTAAGTGAATATTCATTATGTAATTTTGATTGTTCCTTTGACCCATCCATTTGTGGGGGTGTTGCACCATCAAATTCAGATAATGTTGAACCGTTGTTAAATAATTTGTTTAAAAGTCCCATAATTTTGTTTTGTTATAAATATTAAAAATATTAAACTCCTATATTATATGCAACTGTAGATGATTGCATTGAATCGTTTAATCTTCTTCCATCCATACTAATGTTAGTATCTTTAGCTAAAAGTTTTTCTAATAGCATATTAGTACGTTTTTGTTCTGATGAATCTGGGTTGGTTCCTATATTATTAGGTGGGCCCATCGCTAACCCATCATTTGAAGTTCCTTGAAATATACCACCTTCTCTAGGGTCATAAACTACAGGACCCCCATTTGGGTTAATACTTAAATCTCCTACTTGTTTAACAGTGGATTTAGCCTTTTCTATTGAAGCTAAAAGAATAGCTACACCTGCGATTCCCGCACCTATGCCCAGGGGGCCAAGTGGAGAACTAAACATTCGAGCAATAGCAGTTACTAAACTGAAAGCAGCTAATGCGGAAGCTGAAACAGTTAAAACTTTTATTGCTGTTTCAGATTTAGCTATATATCCTACTAAACTTGCAAAAGCGTCCAGAATAGGAGCTACAATAGTACCTAAATCAGTCATAATACCTTGGATTTTTTCCATAGTAGCTGCAAATTTTTCACTTGCTGATTGGGCTTGCATTTGTTGGTATGATTGTTCTCCATACTTAGCAATAAATTCATCTTGCGATAAATTTATCATTTCCTGTTGCATTACCATTTCAGCTAAAGTATCACGATTTAATCCTAAAGCTTTAGCTGTTGCTTCTTGTTGGATTCTGTTACCTGTAGCAAAAGCATTTATAACACCTTCATTTTCACCTATTTCTTGGCTTAAAGTAGCTAAATCGTTAGTTAAAGCTGCTTGTCTTGCTTTTTCTAAATTAATTTCTTTTCCTAAAAGTACTTCAGCTTCTAATTCGGAGGCAATTGAAGATTCAAAATCTAATAAACTACTCGCAATTCTATCTACTGCTTCTAAATTTAAACCTAATGCTCTAGCTTCGGTAGCAGCTTCGGCTAATATTTCAGGAGACATTCCTAAAGAAACTACAATAGATTTTGATGCTGTTGCTATGTCATTTAATACTACTTTAGCTGAGATTGAGGTTCTATTTAATCTATTTGTAGCATTAACTGTTTCAACTGTATTTTCTAAGATACCTTCAGTGTCTTCTCCCTGGGTTCTGGCAAGGAGAGCTAATTGAGATGATGCTTTTACTCCTAATCCTAATTGTTTATTTAAGGTAGTAAAAGTAATTAATGTATCACCCCCAAAATCAGAAATTAAACCTGTAGTGTTGGCTAGTTCAGTAAAAGATTTATTTAAATCTTTAGAAGTTATAAATAACTTTTCTGATGAATTTGCAGTATCTCTAAAACTTAATTGTAATTCACGAGCTGATTCATAACTAATTCCTAAATTTTTTCTTAGGTCTGCTATTAAATTACTAGCTCGTAAAGCTCCATTAGCAATACCTATAAGAGCTGCTTCTGCTAATAAAAAAAATTTTTGTGTTATACTTAATTCACTATTAAATAATTTAGTTAATACTCCTGATTTATCTAGTTTATTAACATATTCTTTAAAATTATCTGCAATAGCTCCTGTAATTCCTCTTTGAGCTATTAGATCAGTATTAAGTTGTGAAGTACTAACACCTAAAGCCTCGGCTTTATCTAATTGATCCTGAATTGCAACCTCGGCTTCAACTGATAGATCTACACCTTCTCCACGTAAATTATTTATTGCATTTTCTGCCTTTTGTCTATCTGCAGCTTGTCTCTTTAAAAGTATAGCTAATTGTTTTTGTTCTGAAGAGGATAATTTTTGATTATTTAATTGCTTTTTTTGCAGTTCTGCAATTTTTTCATTATTATTTCTTACATTATCTAAAGCTTTAGATAAATCTTTTTGAAAAGTATTAGCAGTTGCTTTAGTAACCTTATCAAAAAACTCAGTTTCTTGTACTACTTTTTTTATTTGGTTATTTAGACCGGCTATAGCATTATTTATAGCATTGAACTCAGCATTAAGTTCTTGTGCTGCTTTTGATGCGTTTTTTAATTCTTCAGGTGTAGCCATAATTTAATCTATATGTTATAAATATTATTTATAACTACTTTTTGTAGGAAATTTTACAGTTCCATCGGGGTTGATGAGATTTTGGGTGTTAGAATTTTTATTTTGTTTAGCTTCTTCTATTTGTTTTGCTTGTTTATCATAATGTTCTTTTATTTTTTGATAAACAAATTTACGAAGCCAAAGGGGCATTTCATAGACTTCAGTCCATGAATACCCCCCTTGCCCATGAAAACAAATTTCATGGATTTGAGTTAAAAATTGTATTCGATGTTGTTTAGCCGAGGTTGGCGTCAGGCCAAAAAAAGCTAATCCCAATTGGGATAGAGGAAGATTTTTCTGTTCCGGAGGGAAAAAAAGTTAAATCTACGTCAGGTTGGATTTTTTGAATATATTCTCTAAATGCTCTTGCATCTCGAGCTAAGAAAGCAGTATCCACAAATTCCCTAATTGTTTTATTATCTGTTTCCCCATTAACTGAGGTAATCATATATTTTAGTCTAGTGGTAAGTTCGGGACTACCTTCTTTTTTTAATTTCTTAAGACCCTCTAATTCTTGACTAATTTTAGTTTCATCTCCATGAGATAAGAGTTTAAAAGTAATCTCATTTTTTGAAGTAGGAAGTGTAAAACTGAATGAGTTTAATCCTTTAGTATAAAGAGATTCTTCAATTGGTTTGTTTTCAATTTCAGAAAGATTAACTACTTCTTCTTTACCGTTGTAAGTAAATTTATATTCAGCACCATATCCTAAAATACGAGCAGCAATCATAATTGCGTTCTTATCTCCAATTAAAAGATCATTATAATTAATATCACTTACAATTAATGATTTTAAAAGTTTATCTAGTACTGTTCCGTTTTGGATGTAATTTGAATTAGTAAGAATATCTTCTTCCTTAGCAGTCATATATTTGATTTCTACTTGACCGGAAGAAAGTGGGTTATCTTCAGAATAGAGTAAACCTTTAGAAGGTAATTCAACAGTTTCAGTGGGGAGTTTAAATTCCATATCTTTTATTTTGTAATAACTTTATTGCGTGTATACATATTAAAATAAAAAAGAGCTTAACCGAAGCCAAGCTCTCTTTAGAAAAAATATGTGTTTTTCTTTTAGAAGTTCAAGATACAATAGTCTGGTTGAACTATCATTGAAATGTTGATAGCACCGTCATTGTCCCAACTATATGAACCGAAATTAGATTGGGTAATTAAAGCACCTTTAATAATCCATTCCGAAACAACATCACCTACAGGTCCAATTACATTGAAAGTTAAATCTTTCTTATAGAAATCAGAGTAACCATCTCTACCAGTTACTGATTCGTGGTGTAAACGAACCCATTCCATTACGGCTTGTGCTCCTGATGGAGTGATAGGATCAAATAAAGTAAATTCAATTGTTCCCCAAGTGGTTTTACCTTTTACAAAACGCTGAACGTTGATGTGGTTTAAGGTTATAGGGTTTTGATTTATATTCACACCACCTACTCCTTTAACCATGAAAGTAGGGACACCATCCATATACATGAGGAACCTATTCTGTTGTTTGGGTTCAAAGGATGTGAAAAATATTTCGTTTGGATCTAATACTGCCATTTTCTATTTATTTTATTCTAATTATAAATATTTGCTCTTTTAACTTTTATGACGGGAACGTAGCTCCTGTTGGTAATACGTTAAAGTCTAAGTAAATGAATTCAGCGGTTCTAGTTGGTTGGATAAAGATCTGACCTACTAATTGATTTCTATCAATCACATCTGCAGTATTATTGGTATCATCCATTATTACTCTAAATGCATACAAACCTTGACGTTGTTGTACACTTTCTAAGTATGGATTTACTTGCGATAAGAAGTTATTTCTTGTAGCAGCTGTGTTTTGTTCAAATACTAGTGTTTGAGAAACTTGGCTAATGTAAGATTTAAGTTCAATTAACAATCTTCTTACATTTACTCTATCTAATGCACTAGCTTGTTTCTGTAATGTTTTCTGTCCGTATACTACAACTCCTGTTCC